GCCGAGGATATCGTGATGAGAAATAGATTAGGTCTTAACAATATAAATTTGAACGAAAATGGATCAATCGAAAGAGATATTGAACCTGAAAAAGGAAAACAACCTTCTGAAACAAAAGGTACTGGAAGGGAACTCGAGACAATCGAGGGCGTTGATGAGAACGGAAACGAAAGTGAACGAGACCATATCGACAAACCAAGGGGAGTTGAAAACGCTATTGACGGAACTGAAAACGCAACTGACCGAAATGGAAAAAAGACTGACGGCCAAGTTGACAACGATGGAGACCAACTTGACGGAGGAGATACGGGCGATAGGAACGGAAGTGTCCGGGATGGAATCGACGGTGAGCGGACTGTCATCGGACGTGCAGGATCTGAAAACAAGGGTAGAGGCGTTGGAGAAAGCGTAAGGGAAAAGACGGATGATTTCACTTTCGCCGAGAGGATAAAGAAAGAAAATGATAACATCCGGCTCCGGGAGGCTAAATCGGAAGTGGAGGATGAAGAACCCCTAAACAAGGAAATGGTTGACGCTTGGGATAAAGTGGCATCTTCCGACAGTTTTAAGTTCAAAGAGGCTATGGTTGACTCTTTAACAGCTATAGATGAGTTCTTGAAATTATTGGCCAAGAAAACCAAATCGAAGATACTGGACTATGAGAATCCATATTACTCCCTTATAGCTTTGTCTTCAAAGAATAAGGTGGATATGGATAGTTTCGACTCTAAATTCCTGAATCCTTTGAATGAGGCTATAAGGGCATTGATAGG